ACCTCCTTGAGCAGATCCCTTGCTGGAGAGCGGTGGAATTGGAGACGTTGCAAAACGATTCATAAACTTAGACCAAGTTTTAGAACCATCTTGGTTTGCATGAGTTACTGGCCACCAACTCTTCTGTCCACCTGGAAATCTTGTAGACCAGATAGGATTGTTAGGACATCTACCTGGTGCTCTGGGAACTGGTTCCTGCGGAATAGGAGGAAGTGGTGGATCAATCTTAAGTGCTACTCCCATGGGGTTATCGACCCAACTTCGTGGAGAGATAACCTCAATCTCCTCAGCACCAGGAGACATAATCTTCATGGCAAATGCCATAGGATTACCTTTTGCTAAAGGTTTACCTGGAATCTGCTCAAGTTCTACACGGATTCTATACTTTCCTTTTTTAAAGAATCTGGTATCAACACTCTTTCCTGTGCTCGATCCCTGAGCAAACCCTCTCTTCTCGATAATAACTTCATCACCACCCTTTTCTACACTTCTTAGACCATTTCCAATTGCTTTCTTTCCATTACCATCACGATTACCAATAAAGATTTTTGCGTTATCATCAACCATCGTAGTGATGATATAATTTCCATCCACAGGAAATTCTACATGCTCCCATCTGATGACATGAATGCCAGCGTATGAATCAGTTGAAGCATTTGGTTTTTGAGGGAATCTTTTTACAACTTTGGTGACTTGATTCTGTTTGGTTTCATACCTAGCATCTGACTCCTGAAGAATTTTAACGTTGGTAATTCTAAGTAATCCGTTCTTATCGTAACCGTTACTAATATCATCATCAAAACCAACTGTGGTCTTATCAATTGGTTTGAATCCAGATGTTGGACTACCACCAATTACTTTAATACGATAGGTCTTTCCACCCGTGAAGGTGCCAGAACCTGTTATTGTTTCTTTTTTCTTACCGGTCGTATAACTTCCTCTACCAGATCGCACCTCTCTAATATCTCTTTGAAGTTTTAAATCATTATCATCAGTCTTGATAACAATTTCTTTTGCAAAAACACCAGAGGTATAAAGATTGTCGTCAACTTTTAATCTAAAGTCTACTTTTACCCTACCGCCACCAGTAACTTTAAGGAATAGTTTATCACCATCTCTTTCAATTGTTGCTCTTGGTTTTGGTTGAGGTGGCGATTTAACTGGAACAAGAACTTTTTCTCTCTCAACAGCAGCAGGATTAAATGGCAACACACCAAATCTATTCAAGAAATTGGAATCTCTTCCAGCATTTGGATTAATTCTATAAAGTTTTCTATCTGCTTTGTTGATGTAATCGAGAGTATTGAAAATCTCTGTTGGTTTTTCGCCGGTGGATTGTGTTGATTTTCCTTTTTGTTTTTCAGGTGCATCAAATATTAATTTACATCGGTTTCCATTAATCTTGATAAACCTACCACAACTAACGGTGCAAACTAAATCTGACCAGTCATTATCTTTGTGATCTTCCATTTGGAGCACATTTGCTCCAGCAGTTCTAAGTCTGATATTAGCTCTGTTGCGACCACCATCACTACCACTTACCTTAATTGTTTTCGTTACATCTCCTTTTTTATCTTTAAATGCTCTCTGTTTCCACACCTCACCAGCAACTTTAATATTGCCGACTGCTTCACCGTTTTTCTTTGGATCATCATCCCACTTCAATTGTAAAGTGACATCACCCTTACCGCTAACAATTAATTTAAGGTCCCTGTCATTACTCCCACTAAACTTAGCACTAACTCCAGGCGATGTTGATAAAATTTTGAATTCAGCATCCGTGTCCATTTGACTGGTCGAATCCGTAAATTTTATTTTTTTATCAGAAACATCTTTAACTGCAGCTCTGTCTCCTCTTCCCAAACTTCCACGGTCAGCTACTTCAATCTTATATTCATTATTTCTTCTTCCACCACCCTGACTATTGCTAGTGCAAATAACGTCATACTCTTTTCCAAGTTCAACCGTTCTTCGGAAAGACTCCTTTAATTGCTTACCCCTTCGCTCTTTAGAAAGATTAATATTTAAATCAGGAATACTAATTCCATTTGCAAAACCGGCATCTGTGGTAACTTTAAAATCAATTTCAGTTGGACAACCGCCAGCAGCAGGACTACCTGGTTTAGGTTTGACCTTTACCTTCTGAGGGATATTAAACAAATCACATCTAATTTTATGAACACCTGCTTTAATAAATTTCTTAACTACATCTGGTCCACCCTTGAATCTTCTAAACTGTAATATTGATTCGTTGTCAACATATACTTCACCGACATTATCTGCCATCGCTTTGAAGACATACTCACCATCATAGGGGAAGTTCTCTTCATAGATAAACGAATATTGAATGCCAGCAAAATCACTACCACGCACATTTGATGGTGGGACAGGTGAAATCGCAAAACGATTCATGAATGAGTCGTCAATTTTTTTCACGACTTTTGTTTTCTCTTCTGCCTTAAATTGACCGGTATCTACAACTTGATATGTTAAATCAAAAGTGCTGTGTCCATCAATTTTTCTCCTATTATCTGTCTTAAACTTTCCTTGAGTTGCTTCAATTTGTAAATCATCATTATCGTTGGCACTCTTAACAAAGTCTGCAAAAATTCTGGTGCCATCGGTGAATCTTCCATTACGTTCCTTTGGTTTTCTACCAAAAGATTCAATAAGACCCTGCTCTACTCCCTTGCCTTTATGTCTTCCTGAAGCGGTGACAGTATAAACCGCGTTAGGTTTAAGTTTTATTTTTACCTTACTAACTTTGGCATCTTGAAAACTTGCTGCTTTGATTTTAAATCTATGATCACCATTTTTCTCCACAAAGGTGAACATTAAATTTCTATCTCTCTGATTACCACCCTGTGTGTAGACTTTGAATTCAATCTCTTGAAAATTTTTCTTCTTGCTTGGAATTTTCTTGACTTCTCTTGATCCACCCCATGCCCAGTGCTGGACATCGTACTTTACATTTCCCTTCTTATCATCAGCAATAATTTCAATTGGTTTTGCTTTCCTTGTATCCCACCAACCATCACCAATACTATCTAAGAATTCTTGATATGCAATAATTTCTCTTCGGATTGGGTCAACTTTAAGTGATGCATAAAGTGTTGGATCCCATTCACCTATATCTTCACCATTAGCACCTTGTCTCCTACCAAAAGAGACTTGAGCAGGAGCACAATTTCTAAAATCATACTCTTCAAAGTCCTCCTCATTTTCAAAGGTTTGAAGAGTTCCTACCTTATCGGGGGGACAGAGACTTGCAATAGCAACTGCCCCAGAACCTAGTCCTTCAAGGTCAACGATGTCAATTTGAGGTGGGAATCTATATCCATAACCTCCATCCACAACATCAACACCAAGCAGTGATCCATCATTTCCGATCACAGCATTCGCATTTGCTCCTACTCCACCGCCACCGTTAATATAAACTCTAGGAGAACCTGGAGTCCCAGTTGCATCTTGTTTAAGAGAACCATCTGGATTGTAAATATCTAATCCAAATGTATTGACACTCTCCTGATCACATCCGTTTGTTGGAATTCTGTTTGGTAAGAGATCTTCAGGGGTGAGTGCATTTACCTCATTAATATTGAGATACCTAATCAGATCTCTATTCTTAAAAATAAACTGAGTGCCAGGATTCAGCGCAGCATATTGATTGGCTTCATATCTACTGACACCTTCAACGTACCCTCTATCAGTCGAAATATATCCGACTTTAATGTCACAAATGGTGGCAGATCCGAAGAGGTTGAATGACATTATTGATTATATCTTGTCTTCATATTTTGTATTTATTAGATATCTAGGGACTGTCTGGTTGCTTCACGTTCAGCAGGATCATTTGCTTCTGCAAGTGCCTGTTGCCTATCTAAATCAGCACCAATTGAATCTGATCCACTAGGTTTAGTATCTTGCTGACCGCTAGTTGGTTGAATATATCCAATATCTTCTTTTGGTGCAGCAACTTGTCTGGGATCCTGTGCTGCTGTTGCCACTTCAACTGCATTATCACTAGGCAGTTTAGCGTCTGGTTGACCTGCACCACCACCTTGAATGGTGTAGTAGTCGTCAACGGGACAATTGGGTTCTAATTCACAACCAAACAAATTAATTTTAATATTCTCAAATCCAAATGCTGCTGTGAGACTACCAGAGATATCTGGAATCTTATTCATAAGTCCATCAAGTGCTCCGCTGACACCAGCAAGTTGTTTCTGAATATCCTCTAAGAAGTTATCAAGGTTTTGAATGAGTGATTCATTTGCTTCGTTAATTTCTGGTGCTGCTACAGCAAAGACTTGTGCTGTGATGTCTTCTGCATAGCAAGGAGGAACCTTAGGTGCTAACCTTCTGTATGCATCATCATCACCATTTGAATTGGCAGCAGCTGCCTTTGCCTTATTCTCAAGTCCAGCAAGATCAAGTGCTTTATCAAGAATTGCTTGAATTAAATCACACAACTTCTGAGTAATCTTATTATACAGACAAAGAATCAACTCCGTGAGAATCTTCTTCATGTCTGCAAACTGATAACGCAAACTAGAAGGGAGAGCAGCAACCACAGTTGTAAGTGCTTCATTCAGTTTCTTCATCACAAACTCCATAACTTTGTCAAGCATGGGTTTGATGTATTTTGCAATCTCACATGCAGCGTTTCTTAAAATTTGCTGAATGTCTTCAATCGTACTTGATACCTTATCAATATAACTTTGAAATGTATTTACATACTTTTCTATTTTCTTGACAAGATTGTCAAGCACCGTTTGCAATCCCTTGGAGTTTGATTGTGGGAAACTACAAACGCTCAACATCACCTTCTTCTGACGATAATGATCATTTCTCTTTGTGTCAGCTGCAGAAATGACAGTTACATCATCAACACCCTCAAGTGTTGGTCCAGGTTGAACTGGTGCAACAGGAGAGTTTGCTGCTTTCTTACGATTGCGGATGCCCTCAGCAACTCTCCTCTGTTTCAGATCCTCATATTCTGGACTTCCCTTTTCGTATCCAAGTGCCTCTGCTTCAGCAACTGCACTCCGCATATCAGCAAATTGCTCTTTTGTCAGAGGTTTGCTGGGGTCTAACCCATACTGATTAAGTTGAGCACCAGGAGATGGTTCTGCTTCTTCCTGTTGCTGTGCTTCAGAT